CAGGTGGTAATGCTAATTATAATTATACACCACAATCTGATTTAGATCTACATCTTATTATAGATAGAAGTCACTTTAATAATTTTACTTCTATAGATCGTGCTTTTATCGATGAATATCTTCAAGACAAAAAAATTCTATGGACTTTAACCCATGGCGATATTAATATATATGGTTATCCTGTAGAGTTATATGCTCAAGATGTTCAAGACCAACCTCATTTTGGTCAAGGTGTATATTCTGTAAGCGGTGACTACTGGATGAGAGAACCTGAATACTTAAGTATGGATTTTGAATTAGATCCCAATCTTCAGGATAAAGTAAATTTCTATAAAGATATGATTGACAAGTTAATTGATCAACAAGCAGATTCTGATGCTATTGATACTCTTAAAGATAGAATTAAAACAATGAGGGGTGACTCCATTGCACAAGGTGGTGAGTTTGCTTTTGGTAATTTAGTATTTAAAGAACTTCGTAATTCTGGATATCTAGACAAGCTTTCAGATTATGATAAAACAAGAAAAGATAAAGCTTTATCATTGGGGTAAATTATGTTTATAATTAGATTTTTACTTTTCAGTAAAATAGGTTTACTGATTACTTTAATTGGTGTCTTATCTGGTTCATTCTATGGATGGCTTTATATGCACGATAAGAGTGTTTCAGATGCTGCTGTCAGTGCCTTTGACACCATGCAACAACAAATTTATCAAAAGAAAGAAGATGAATTTGTTCAAAAAACTGTTGCTATTACTAATGATGCAGTATCTATTGCCACAGATGTAAATCAGCAAAATCAGTCTGTTCAAACAAATTTAGATGCCATTCAGAAAAAAGCTATTGATGATGCTCCGGATGAAAAAAGACCGTCTTCTACTTATTTAAAAAGTATTATTAAACAATTAAATGAAACATATGGTGCTAAAAAATGAAAAAGCTTTTATTATTATCTTTACTTGTGTTGACGGGTTGTCAAACAGCAAACCTCATTGCCCCTGAATATAAAATGGTCAAGGCTCCTGAAGATCTATATAATTGTCCAACAGTGAATCATTTTCCCAAAGCTGACTCTCTTACTGATGAGCAGGTTGGTAGGTTAATATTAAAGCTTCAAAGAAATAATGTAGCCTGTAAAAATTCTGCAGATGCAGTTCACAAATATTATAATGATGCTGAGCAGACTATCAACAAACAATAATCGTTGACTATTATAAAAATTCATATATAATGATCCTATCAGATCAAAGATAAGGACATAGTATTATGAGTAACACATTGTGGTTGGACCAGAAGTTTGCTTCTATGGTAGGCACTCAACTGGAACAATTTAAAGTAATTAAAACAAAACCTTTTAATGCTAAATTTAGATGTAATGTCTGTGGCGATTCACAAACCAACAAGTATAAGACACGTGGACATTTTTACGAACATTCTGGTAGGATTAATGTTAAGTGCTTTAATTGCGGTTATAGTACTTCACTAGGTAAATTTATTAAAACATATAATCCGGTACTTTATACTGAATATAGGTTAGAATACCTAAGAGAGATGGGTCAACCTGAGGAGCCCGAAAAGTTCACCCCAGCCATAGAAAAATTCTCTAGCAGGAGAATAGATCACTTTGATCCATTCAAAGAATTGCGCAAAATATCACAATTAAAACCTGATCATCCTGCGAAAATGTATATAAATGATAGGCGCATTCCCACCAACACACATTTTCGAATTTACTACTCTCATACATACTATCACTGGGTAAATAGTATACTGCCAGAGAAGTTCAATGATAAAGCTCTCAAGCTTGACGAGCCACGCATTGTATTTCCCTTTATAGATGCTAAGGGTTATGTATTCGGGTTTACGGGTCGTGCTGTTAGCAAGGCATCTACTTTACGTTATTCTACAATTATATTAGATGATACAAAGGAAAAGATATTCGGACTAGATTCTATTGATAAATCTAAAAGGGTTTATATAGTTGAAGGTCCGATTGATAGTCTATTCCTTGATAATTGCGTGGCTATGGCAGGTTCTGATGTGGTATTGAGTAATATTGCTGAAAGAGATAAATTGGTAGTTATCTATGATAATGAACCACGTAATAAAGAGATTGTGAAGAAAATTGAGAAGGCTATTGATCAAGGATATAAAGTATGCATTTGGCCGTCCAATATAGAAGAAAAAGACATTAACGATATGATATTGAAAGCTGATCTTTCGGGTGCAGCTGTTCAGCATATTATTGACGCTAATACATTTGAAGGATTAACTGCAAAGATAATGCTTCAACAATGGAGAAAGATATGAAAGAATTTATAGTCCAGATTCAATTTGATGTTAGAGAAGGAAATTTTTATATTCCTCTCCCTGACGATATGTTGGCAGATATTGCTGCTTTGGGTTGGACTACTAATGATGATTTAGAATGGATTGATAATAAAGACGGCTCGTTTACAATTAAGAAAAAAGAACAAGAAAAAGAGGTATAATAACATGACTACTTATAGAGATGCAAAGAAACTTTTATCAGATGCCAAGTTTTATGAAGGATATGCTCGATACGTTGAAGATGAAGGAAGATATGAGACTTGGAATGAAGCTGTTGATCGTGTTATTAAAATGCACATGGGATTCTATGCAGACAAGATGTCTTCAAAGCTCATGTCTTATATTGATGAGGCTACCTCTGCTTATAAACAAAAATTAGTTCTTGGTGCTCAGCGTTCTCTACAATTTGGTGGTGATCAGCTTTTGAAGCATCAGATGCGTATGTATAATTGCACTTCTTCTTATGCGGATCGCCCAGCATTCTTCGGCGAAGTATTCTATATTCTATTGTGTGGAGCAGGAGCTGGGTTCTCAGTTCAGAAACATCATATTGATAAGCTTCCAAAGATTATTCATCGTACAAAAGCACCAAAGGTTCACATTGTAGAAGATTCTGTTGAAGGTTGGGCTACTTCACTTGACGTTCTTCTTTCGTCGTTCTTTACAGAAAATGCTAAGTACCCAGAATACTCTGGTCGCAAGGTTTACTTTGATCTTTCACAGGTTCGTCCAAAGGGCTCAAAGATATCTGGTGGATTCAAAGCTCCTGGTCCAGATCCTCTTCGTCGCTCACTTGATCGTATTGAGTATATTCTAACTGGTCTTACTCTTCATGAGAAGACTGCAGCTTTGAGGCCAATCCATGTCTACGATATTGTTATGCACGCTGCTGATGCTGTATTGGCTGGTGGTGTTCGCCGTTCAGCTACTATCTGTTTATTCTCTCCTAACGATAATGAGATGGCGGGAGCTAAAACTGGTAATTGGTATATTGATAATCCACAACGTGGTCGCTCTAACAATTCAGCTGTCATTGTTCGTAATGAAATAACAAGAGAACAGTTTGCTAGCTTAATGACTTCAATTAAGCAGTTTGGTGAGCCTGGATTCTTCTTCGTTGATGATAAAGATATCACAACCAATCCTTGTGTTGAAATTGGCATGTATCCTCAGATCGATGGGCAATCAGGTTGGCAAGGTTGTAACCTTACTGAAATTAATGGTGGTATGTGTGACGATGAAGAAACATTCTATCAGGCTTGTCGTGCAGGAGCCATCCTTGGTACACTACAAGCTGGCTACACAGATTTTAAATTTCTTTCACCAACTTCTAAGAAGATCTTTGATCGTGAAGCGCTTCTTGGTGTTTCTGTTACTGGATGGATGAACAATCCAAAGATTCTATTTGATGCTGATATTCTAGAAAGAGGTGCCCAAATTGTTAAAGATACAAACGCAGAGGTTGCAGCTTTACTTGGCATTAATGCTGCTGCTCGTACTACTTGTGTTAAGCCTTCTGGAAATGCTTCTGTACTTCTCATGACTGCCTCTGGTATTCATGCTGATCACTCTCCAATGTATATTCGCAATATTCAATTGAATAAAGATACAGAAGTGGCTAAGCTCATCAAGAGAATTAATCCTAATATGGTTGAAGAATCTGCTTGGTCATCAGGTAAGACAGATTATGTTGTCTCATTCCCAGTTGTTGCTAAAGAAGGTTCAATCTTCAAGGATGAATTGATTGGTGTTAAGCATCTTGATCTTATTAAGAAAGCTCAAGAACATTGGGTAAATGCTGGTACAAATATTGATAAATGTGCACATCCTGGTATTCGCCATAACGTATCTAATACGGTTATTGTAGATAATTGGGATGAGATTGAAGAGTATGTATTTGCAAATAAAGATTACTTTGCAGGCATTTCATTCTTACCTATGACTGGTGATAAAGATTACTATCAAGCCCCGAACACAGAAGTATTGAATGCTGCTCAGCTTACTGAAAAGTATGGTGCAGGTGCTATTATGGCTTCTGGTATTATTGTTGAAGCTCTTAAGTGCTTTGATAACCTTTGGATGGCTTGTATGACTGCCAATGGTTGGGGTGAAGATCTTTCTGCTGATAATCATCAGAACACTCTTAAGAAAGATTGGGTTCGTCGTTTCAAGAAGTTTGCTACTAACTATTTTAGTGGCGATCTTAAAAAGACTGAATATTGCTTTAAGGATGTTTATCTTCTACATAAGTGGGAAAAGATTCAACAGACCATTACTGACATTAAATGGGAAGATGAGCTCAAAGAAGTTAAATATATAGATGTAGATACCATTGGATCCGCCGCTTGTGTGGGTGGTGGCTGTGAGTTATTTTGATAATGGTTTAAGTCCGTGTCGACATACATGCCAGCTTGATACTAATGATGAGTACTGTCTGGTATGTGGTCGTACAACAATTGAAATTGGTGAGTGGCGTACGTATGATAATGATAAACGTAAGGCTGTAATGAAAGAATTAAAGCAGAGAAGGAACAAATTAAATGGATTGGGAACTTTTAATTAGTGTCGTTTCAGAGATAGTGAAAGACGAAGGTGCTAGAGAACAAATCTACAAGCGCCTCTTAGAAGCCTCTGACCATACAGAGCGTGAAGGTATTGAAGAAGAATGCTTAGGATACGATGATGCGTTTGATTCAGTATGGGAAGAGTATTTCTCAGAAAAAGATGATGAAGAGGAATACGAAGAAGATGAAGATCATGATACCGATGATACTTACGATTATGATGAATAAACAATGAGGATTGTCGGGATAGACTACAGTCTATCATCTCCCTGTATATGTATTTGTGATAGTGATAATTTTAGTTTAAAAGCTTGCAAGTTTTACTTTCTAACTGACACTAAAAAATATAATATTGATATTGATAATATACAGGGAGACCTTCATTCTTCCTATTTTACCAATGAGGAACGTTTTTTTAATATTACTAGTTGGGTGTTGACTAAATTAAAAGAGGGTGATATTATATACTTAGAAGGTTACTCAATGGGTTCCACTGGTATGGTCTTTAATATAGCTGAGAATGCTGGTCTATTAAAACACTACCTTTGGAAAAGAAAACATACATATTATATGGTTGCCCCCACTGTTGTTAAGAAATTTGCAACAGGTAAAGGCAACGCCAATAAGCAGATGTTACAAGACTGCTTTGAGGAACAAACAAATTATTATATCAAAAAGAAATTGATGATGACAGATAAACAGTGGAATCCTTCATCAGATATTATTGATAGTTATTTTTTATGTAAGTATGGAATTGAACAGGAGAAAAAAAATGGTTTGGCATAAAATTAAAAAATGGTTCACTGGTGAAGAACCTACTGTCAATGGACAGATTACTGACACCACAACACAGCAACCAGTAGCACAACCGGTTGTTCAACCTATCCCTTGTGGCTGTGGTCGTTCACCAACTGGTAACTGTGTAGGTCTTCATAAATTGACTGATGAGCAGTGGGCTGTTTCAGATAAGAACCCTAATAAGGTTCCTGAAGTTCCTGAGGTTGTTGAAGCACCTAAGGTAGAAAAGCCTAAGACAACTGTAAAAAAGACAACATCAAAGACAAAAAAGAGTGCAGCAAAAAAGTAATGATATTATAATAGCAAATGAGGGTGGTAGCAATCTACCAGTTGTTATTGGTAATTGCCCATCCTGCGGGCTTGGTGATCGAAGTATGATATTGATAGATTTTGTTCAAAATCATATTGATTCTAAATTTAGTACTTTATATTTTAAATGTATAGCTTGTGCTAAAATAACCCAAAAAAGAATATGTGACGTTGCAGAAGGAAAGTAAATTATGGCTGGTAAAGCAAAAAGAGCAAAATATACATCTAAAGGTCAGAGAGATAGTGTCTCCAAAGATACTGTTAAAGCTATGCATCGTGAAAAATCTGACCTAGATAAAATTCTTAACAAGCTTAAGGTTTGGGCACGTGGTAAGAAGGTTATGGTAACTATTCCTAATCCAAACAAGAATGAGACTAATAAACGTTTTATTCGTGTTGAAGGTACCCACCCTGCTGCTTTTGGCCCATGGAAGAGGGCAGAAAAGGATACAGGTATTAGGATGACTTCTAATGATTAATGTATATGGAAAACCTAACTGCACATGGTGTGTTGCAGCTAAGAATCTTTTAGATAATAAAAATATTCCTTATAATTACTATTCAGTTGGTGAAGATGTTGGAATAGATTTAATTTTGGAAAGTTTTCCAGAAGTTCGTACTGTGCCTATCGTTCAAATTAACGGTAAGTACATTGGTGGTTATGATGAATTGAAAGAATATCTTGAGGAGACGTCAGGTGGACATGCAGACCATATCTAAATCAAATCTAATGAATATGCTACATACTGGTATTATTGCTGTTAAATTTACTAAGGTAGATGGATCAGAACGTACCATGAGATGCACTTTATCAGAATCTTTTATTAAACCAAGTGAAAAGAAAACTGATAGAGAAAAACCCGTTAATGATAATATCCTTTCAGTATGGGATATTGATAGCGATGGATGGCGTTCCTTCCGTCTAGATTCAGTGTTGGAAATTCATAAATAAACTCAGTAGCAATTTTACTGAGGTATAATCATGTCGGATCCCTTATCATCATCTCTTATAACAAAGATGATAACAGGTTTAGCTGGACTAGTTGGCGGAGTGTCGTTCATGACATTTTATAGACCTTGTAATGTTTGGGATGCGTCTGTTAGATCTGGATTGAGCACTATAACTGCTATAGTCTTCACACCCATCGTTATTGAGTGGTTTAATTTATTACCTTCAAATGATAATGTAATTGCAATAGCGGTGGGTTGTGGTTTTTGCTCATGGAGTATATTATCTCTAGCAGCACATCTTCTGATGGGTGTACAAGATGAAAAAGTGAGTCTTAAACTTCCAAGCTTTATAGTAAGAGAAGAAAAAAAAGATTAATTATATTATGGATTTTATATTATGGAAAAAAATGAACTGAATATGAAAGCTCAGGGTGGTACTGAGCTTATGCAAGCCCGTCTGCATAATTCATTATCTAGTGACTTATTAGATAAATTTCAAATTATACCATCGCGCGTTAGAGAATTGGATCCTAATAAGAAGCATGTACTTTGGCTTCATGATCTTCCTAACGACCCCGAATCAGAACATTTAAAAAATCCTGAACTACGTAAACGGTTTGATAAAATTGTTGCTGTCTCTGATTGGCAAATGCAATTATACAACCTTATGTCAGGTGTTCCATATGAAGATTGTGTTGTTATCAAGAATGCTATTGAGCCTATTGATATTGATGTAAAAGAATACGATGGAACAGTTAATCTCATCTATCATACCACACCTCATCGTGGTCTAGAGATCTTGATACCTGTCTTTGAAGAATTATGCAATGTTCATGATAATCTTCACTTAGATGTATATTCATCATTTAGTATCTATGGTTGGGAACAGAGAGATGAACCTTTCCAGTTATTGTTTGATCGTTGCAGGAATAATCCAAAGATAACATATCATGGAGCTAAACCTAATAGTGAAGTTAGGGAAGCCTTAAAAAAATCTCATATCTATGCTTATCCTTCTATCTGGCCTGAAACCAGTTGCCTATCTGTTATTGAGGCTATGTCAGCGAAGAATTTAGTAGTGTGTCCTAATTTTGCAGCATTACCAGAGACGTGCTCAAACTTTGCCATCATGTATCCTTTCAATGAGAATAAGACAGCCCATGCTGTTCAATTCCTATATTCATTGAATCATGCTATTGAAACAATCAAAAAGAATCAAGGTAGAACCGATCCGTATCTTGATTTTCAAAAGCAATATTTTGATTATTTTTATAGCTGGGAAAAGAGGAAAGACGAATGGCGTTTGTTGTTAGAGTCATTAAGTCTTAACTAATCATTACATTACATTTTTATTAATAAATCACGGTATATTATCACAAATATACCGTTGATATCCTTGACCTTTTTTTTTGTTGATTTTATTATCAAAATATCGTATTATATAGAATGAGCAAAAGGAGAGTAAAAATGTCTAAAGATCAATCTAAATTCTTTACTCAATTAATACCTTCTACCGAAGATAATACAGATTTTCTTATTGATATTTTGGATCAAATTTTGGACTCAGATTTTCTTTCAGAATCCCAAAAAAATCAATTAGAATACATTTTGGATTCATCCTTTAATCAAGTTCAAATCTTACCTCAAAATGAATATATTCAAAATACCCCATTCTCAGAATTCTTCTTTGAAAATTGCCCATCTTTATCTCAACCTAAAACTCAAATCAATTAGGAGTTAATATGAATCAAGATCTTCGTGAGGCTTTGGACGATGCAGATAAATGGTATGAGTTGTATCTTGGTCAGAAATTGGCCAATGAACGGCTGGTTAATGAAATCTACCAGCTTAAGGCAGAGCTGTTGAAATCTGAACAACACTATCTTATAGCGGCAGAGATGCTAGAACAAGAATCTAATCTAAGGAATTTGGTAAATGGCTAAGGCAGCATCTAAAAGTCTTCTGACAGCAAAGCCTAAGAAGTCAAAGACTGTTCGTAAGACCAAGAGTGAAAATTATTTGGTCAATTGGAAGTATCTGGGTGAGGAACCTTCTTACAAGGGTAAGATTGATAAGGTTCAACTCATCAGATCTTTCAACTGGTATAATGTGATGACCGAAGAAGATGAGGTACGTCAGTATATCAATGACTATCTGAAACAAGCTAAGCATGAGATTCTCATTAAGAGAATCAATACCATTCCTTTTATGCATTTACCTCTATCTTCTGCCTGGATCTTCCGTTTGCATATGCGAGGAGTTGATCTAGGTGAAGAGATGTTAGGTGATGCTATGCTCAAGCTCTTGAATGCATTGGAGCATGAGAAAGTTGTTCGTGAAGAAAAGAAACCTGTTGATAAGCCTAATATTCAAGAACGTATTAAAGAACGTGGATATAATATCCTCGGTGATGTAGAAGAACTTCTTGATAAGAACGAGAAGTTCAATATGTATGAGTGGTTGCAGAAGAATGAGATTCCGGCCATGTATTCCACGAAGATTGTGGATTATTATCAACCTCTTGTGGATGAGTATCTTTCCGTACTTAATGGTAACAAAGAAGGGTATGAACATTATACTAAGAAGCAGATGCAAGAGAAGCATCAAGCTCTTAATGAACTGTTGAATGATTGTCGTCGATTCTCTGGTAATGTCAAGAAGGCTCGTGCACCACGTAAGAAGAAGGCACCTACAACTGAAAAGCTCCTGAAGAGCTTTACATACCTAAAGGCTTACAATGAGTATAAATTACAATCGGTTGACCCGGCAACGATTATTGGTTCTCAAGAGCTTTGGACTTTCGATACTAAGAGTAATAAGCTCACGGTCTTTCGTGCTAGGGGTCCTGCAGGGCTTAGTATTAAGCGCACTGCTATTGATGGTTTCGATGTGGATAACTCATTAACCAAAAAGATTGGTCGTAAGACAGAAGAGACCTTGAAGAAGGTTCTTACCGGTGGCAAAATCATTCTACGTAAGCTTATGGATGATATCAGTTCTGGACCAACCAGCTTTACAGATCGGATAAATACAAATACGATCCTCTTAAAGGTGGTGAGGTAAATGACAGACAACGTAATTCTATTCCCATCCAAAAATCCTTCCCAAACATTTCCAGCTAATTTGGAAGAATCATTAGATCACTTAGAAGAAATCCGTAAAGACTATTGTGATGAAGTAGCAGATGATGCTATTGAAGCTGTATTCTCTGTATTTTCGTCATATGGTATATACGTCAATCCAGATGAAGATGCCATTAAAAATATAGTCTTTATGGAAGAAGCTATTAAATCCCTTTTATATTCTGTTAAAAAAGTCCCACATGCTTTCCAAGAAATAGCTCAGAGCTGTGTCACAATTAATGGTGAAGCAAAAGATGAACTTGATAGAATGATTGAAGAAAATGCCCTTGATTAATTAATCTTTACCCTATATAATAATTATAGTAACAGATTAATTGGAACCCTTATATTATGATTATATTAGATTTTAGTCAGGTAATGATATCAAACCTGATGATGCAGTTAGGCAACCATACTAATATCCCTATTGAAGAGGGATTGTTTAGACATATGATTGTTAATTCTCTCCGGGCTTATAAGCAAAAGTTCGGTGATGAATTTGGTGAATTGGTTATTGCCTGTGATGATAAAAATTACTGGCGTAAGCAAGTCTACCCTTATTATAAAGCTAATCGTAAGAAGAGCAGAGATGCCTCTGAGATTAACTGGACTCATGTCTTTGATACTTTTAATAAGATCAAGAATGAGATTAAAGATAATTTCCCGTACCGTGTTATTCAAGTTGAATCTGCTGAAGCAGATGATATTATTGCCACCCTGGCTGAACAATATGCCGACTATCAAAAGGTATTAGTTCTCTCTGGTGATAAAGATTTTATTCAACTTCATAATTACAATTTCCTTCGTCAATATGATCCTGTTCGTAAGAAATGGATTACTCATGACAATCCTTCTAGGTATCTCTTTGAGCATATCCTTAAGGGTGATGCTGGAGATGGTATTCCTAATGTGTTATCTGATGATAATGTCTTTGTTACTAACACAAGACAACGTCCATTAACACAGAAGAAGATTGATAAGATTTATAATGATGGTGCTGTTCTTTTGGATTCAGTAGCTGATAGAAACTATATGAGAAACAAATTACTTGTTGATCTAAGCCAGATACCTGCTAACATCAAAGAACAAATTATTAATAAATATGAAAGTGAATCAGGTAAGGATAAGGGTAAACTCTTTAATTACTTTATTGCACACAAATTGAAACTTCTTATGGAAAACGTTGGTGATTTTTAATTATGTCTAATTTTATATTTAAAATACAATCCGTGTCTAAAATACTACAACAAATAAATGACTTAAAGAAAAAAGAAGATCGCATTGAGGCTCTTAGAGTCAATGGAAATAATGCACTTCAATCTATTTTAAGATATATTTTTGATCCAAATATTAAATTTTTATTGCCAGAGGGCACACCCCCTTATCGGCCTAACATGTATGATGAGCCTAAGGCTTTACTTCAAGAATTACATAAAATTTATTTGTTCGTTGAGGGAGGCAATCCTAATCTTAAACCTCTCAGACGTGAACAATTGTTCATTCAGATGTTAGAAGTTGTTAATGCTGATGATGCATTACTTCTTTTAGCAATGAAAGATAAGAGTAGCCCATATAAAAATATTAATAAAGAACTTGTAACAGCAGCATTCCCGGAGCTAATTTCTGCATGACTATCAAGGTAGACAAGTATCAAAATTTCGATACTAAGAAAAAGAAAAGTAAATTTATTGACGAAGAAAACGTATCCTTTAAAGAGATTAAAAGAGATCGCAGTCAAAAACATTATCGCAATTATGATAATGCTCTAAGGTCAAAAAATCTAGATAGATTACTCTCATACGACGAAGATCAATAATATGGAAAATTTTATTTTTGCTGTTGGCTATACAGTTATTATAGCTGTGATATCTTATTACTATTGGATAGAAGGTAATAAAAGAGGTGTTACAGAGACAATTCAAATTATTATGGAATTTGAACCTGATGCATTAATGCGTATACGACCTAAACTTAAGGAGATGCTAAATGTCACAACAGATGTTGAACAGTAATAAACCAGACTCAACTAAAGTAATTGATGAGTATTATAACCCAAAAAATCTAAATGAAAAAGCACACTTGCAAGATCTTGTTGAAGAAGAGATGCGTGCTAAAGGCTTAGATCCCCTAAATAAGAGTGACGTTCAAAAGTATTGGTCGTCTAAGGGTATTCAATTTAATGGCTAATTATACATTTTATAATACTAAGACTAAAAAGATTACCATTGAAAGTATGCTTATGGCTGAGTTAGATTCATTCAAAGAATCTAACCCGCATCTTGAACAACAAATCACCACTCCTAATATCGCCGATCCAACCAGATTAGGTCTTCATAAGCCTGATTCTGGCTTTCGTGATGTGTTAAAGAAAATTAAAACGGCAAGCGGTAAAAGAAGTACAATTAATACATGGTAGAATCTTTAAGACCCCATTTCCACTTACCATCAGGTAGATATATGCGTTTTCTTAATTTAGCTCTATCAGAATTTTTTTTATTATGT